GCTTATCCGTGATTATTCGTGGCAGGCCCTACAGGGCACTTACACGTTCAGCACGGTGATTGGTCAATACGCTTACGATTTGCCTTCGGATTTCCGGGCTCCCGTAGCGCTGACATTTTGGGATGCAGGGTCACATATCCCCATGGATGTTGTCAGTTCCATTGACTGGCAAACCCTTCAATCAGGGTACAGCATCGGCGGTATCCAATATCGTTTTGTGGTGGAGGGGAACCAACTAAAGCTGTTCCCAATCCCCACTTCGGTAACAACCATTTCGTTCAGCTATCTCAGCAATGCATTTGCTACGGCGGCTGATGGTTCCCCAAAAGATGACTTCACACTAGATTCTGATGTTTGCCGTCTGGACGGCGATTTGGTTATCCGTGGCGTGAAGTACCGCTTGGCATACCGTCTCGGGGAACCAAGCGCTGAATACAAGGCAGACTATTTGGCCGCTATCGATGCCCTACAGGGTGTGGACCGTCCAAAGCCGATGATTGATTTTTCATCCAGATACAAACCTTCATTGTTTTCCGATGCGTCCTGCACAATTCCGGGGCCACTTGGAATTAGGGAATAACAGAAGCATTGGCCAACAGAAAAATTCCGCAAGAATCAATTCAGGGAACCGGACAGATGTTCTCTGTTCCGGCTCCCTTCCAAGGGCTGAATACGAGAGATTCCCACAATGTTCGTCGTGCGGACGAAGCCACGGTTTTGCAGAATTTTTTACCGGACGGCGGAACATGCAAGGTAAGACCCGGCTACCAGCTTCACACGTCTACTGGCCACGCAACGGAAGCGTTATTCGTCTACAATACGCCAACCGGTAGAAGCCTACTGGCGGCGGCGAACAATCGGGTTCTTGACGTTACGTCGAACACCGCAACCCAGATTTCCACCACGACTATCACTAAGAACCGTTGGAGTACCGTAAACTATGAAGGGTTCATCATCGGTGCGAATGGCGTTGATACGCCATGGAAATGGAATGGAACCACATTCAATGCGGCAGGGTTCACCTATCCCGGTTTGACCGTCACGAACCTTAGCAAGGTTGCGCTGGTACAGAACCGCATTTGGTTTACTGTGAACAACTCAGCCAAAGTTTATTTTGGTGATCGCAACGCTATCACTGGACCGATGTTTGAATGGGATTTGTCGCAAGTTTCATCTGGCGGCAAATGCGTTGGTATCGGCTCATGGTCCGTTGCCGGGTTCGGTGGTGATGGTCCAACGGATGCGCATGTGTTCGTTATGGATACAGGCGAAGTCATTGTTTATGCCGGTGACCCTACGGAAGACTTCAACGTGATAGGTAAGTTCCTAGCTCCACCGCCAATCAACACGTCATATTCATGCACCCTTAAAATCGGTGGTCTGCTTGTCATCATGACGCAAGCGGGACCAATCCCGATGACGTTCGTTTGGCAGGGTGTTGCCAATGATCCTATTGCGCTCGGGCCATGGGGAAAAATTTCATCTTCATGGCAAGCCGATTGGGCGAACTTTGGTTCAAATGATGGTTGGTCAGCAACATATCACAACGGCATTGCCTATTTTAACATCGTCACCGGAACGGCCAAAACCAAGCAATACGTGTTCAATACCAATTCACAGGCTTGGACCACATACGACGGTCTACCAGCGGCCCAATTCGCCAGTACCGGAACAAGCATCTACTTTAGCCAGTACAACGGCTTAAACGTCTATCTCCACCAAGGCGGAACGGACAATGGTGCACAGATCGTGGCGACAGCCAGACAAGGCTACAGCTACCCGGTGAACCCGAACGTGTCCAAAAAGTTCACGATGATGAAGCCGGTTATCATCGCTGATGGCACTGTTCAGGGTCAGTTTCAGGTTGATACGGACTTCAACGAGTCCCCAATCAGCGCACCAGTGGCCACGGTAATCAATGGCACTGGTAGCACTCCATGGGGCTCTGCATGGAGTTCTTCATGGAGTTCCACACCTAAGACCGTGAGAACGTGGAAGCCGCTGACACAGTACGGTGTAGCGGTAGCTCCCGTGGTTCGCCTGTTCTCGACTGCCGACAACGCCAGATGGGAGTCCAGCCAGATCATGGCTGTACCGGCAGGGGTGTTCTAAAAATTGACATCCGAAATTATTTTTGAGCCTAAGCGGGAAATTGAAAAATTTTTATTTTCTCAGTTTCAGGAATTTCCACTTCGCCTTGAAGGCTACAACGAGTCGTTCGCTTTAAAGCAGGATGGCAAGATTGTTGCTGCTTGTGTGTTCACCGGCTGGAAAGAGCTATGGCTGAACCACAACGAAATTGAAATGAGCATTGCGGTTCTACCCGGTCACGGTCTGACGCTTCGGTCAATTCGAACTGCCATGTGGCTGGCCTTTGTACACTTCAACTGCCACCGGCTTGTTGTGGGTGTTCATCAGGACAATCACCGCTCTATCAAGATCATAGAAAAATATGGGTTCGTGAAAGAAGGCACTTTGCGTGACCGGTATGGGCTGAACCAAGATTGCTTGACGTACTCCATGCTTAGAACGGAATGCAAAGTTTTAGAAAGAGAGTTTGAGAAAGCGAAGAAGGCGTTAGAGAAGGCGGCATAATCGGTAAAAACTCTAAATGGATAAATACATTAAAGGGTCAAATAATTGATCCCTTTGATGAAAATTCATTTAGGAGTAATAAGAATTTTGAACGCAGAATATCAAAGAGCATGGCACCTTAAGAACCGTGAAAAAAGAATAGAAAAGTTCCGCTGGAATAATCTCATTAGCAGATGCACGAACGAGAACTTTCCTTCATACAAATGGTACGGTGCCCGTGGAATTACAGTTTGTGAGCGCTGGCTAGGTCCAGATGGCTATGAGAACTTCAAACAAGACATGGGGCCACGTCCAGCCGGTGGAACCATCGATAGAATAGATAGTAATGGAAATTATGAGCCCGACAATTGCCGTTGGGCAACTGCGAAGGAACAGGCGAGAAACAAAAGAAACACGCTGATGGTTGAATACCAAGGAAGGACGATGCCGCTAATGGAGGCGTCCGAAATTTCAGGTATCAACTATTGGACCCTCAGAGGCAGAATTGCCAACGGGGATACCGGCGAATTTTTGTTCCGTCCAGTGTTGAATAGAAATTTGAATTAGGAATTTAGAACGAGAGGTTTAGAACCAATATGGGTTCATCAGCACCAGCCCCACCAGACCCTTATAAAGTAAGTGATGCGCAGACCACACAGAACATTGCAACTGCTAGAGCCAATGCGCAGCTAAATGCGCAGAATCTCTATTCGCCTTTTGGTTCTACAACTTGGAACTATGATCCTAATGACCCTCGCAACGTGGGCCAAAAGGAATTAGTTCCAACCGGGCAGACTCTAAACTTCTCACCGGAAGTTCTGGACTTCGTAAACAAGCAGCTAGGGCTTTCAAACAACCTAGCTGACAAGACACAGGCGCAGTTGGCCAATCTGCCAACCGGAACGTTTGACCCGTCATCAATCGGTGACACGTCATCCATTTCCAAGACGATGTTCAGTCGCCAGCTTGGGCTTTTGCAGCCATCGTTCGATGATGCGCAAGACAAGCTTGCTGCATCTCTTTCGAACCGTGGCATTCCGATAGGTTCCGACATTTGGAACAAGGAAATGAATCGTTACCAGCAAGCGCATGACCAGACCCTAACCGGTCTTTCACAAGATGCCGATTTGGCCGCTGGTAACGAGTATCAGCGCCTTCTATCGAACGCCTTGCAACTTCGTGAACTTCCATTCCAAGAACTGAATTCATTGGAAGGTGCAACGCCAGCGGTTCAACAGCCGGGATTTGCCACACAGGTTCCATCTAGCATTTCCAATACGGACGTGGCTGGTAACGTGTGGAATGCCTACAATGCTTCCGTTAATGCGTCCAATGCTTCCAACTCTGGTGCAGCCGGTATGTTGGGTGCGGTTGGTTCCGTCTTTGGTGGTCTGAAATCATCCAAGAACTTCAAGGAAGACTTTCACGCCGTCTCGGGTGAACAGGTTCTTTCGAAGATGGATAAGCTCCCAATCAAGGACTACCGCTATAAGGACTTGGTTCAGGCTCTTTCGGATGTTCCTGAAAGACGCACTGGACCTATGGCCGAAGATTGGGCCAAACAGTTTGGTGGCGATGGTGTGACGATTGATCGTGACTCCATCAACGGCAACATGATGGCAGCTATTCAGGCGTTGAATGAACGAACCAAGGATTTGAAGCCGAAAAGTTCCGACAAACCCAAGGATAGTTCGAACGATAATGAACAGCCCAAGTCAAAAGGGCTGATGTTCTTTAGACCAAATGCGGGGTAAGCCATGGCCCAATTTGGTTTTAGAGACGGCATCAGCCTTGACGGTGTGAATCCGGAATTGGCTAAACTCATGAGTTTAGCCGCTGCTTCCTACAATGATCCCAACATTTCCCGAGTCATGGTTACATCGGGTAAGCGTGAAGGCGATCCCCGCCAGCACGGCAAGGGTAACGCTGTAGACATTCAGCTATTCGACAAAGACGGAAATCCGATTCCGAATTATCAGGATTCCAAAAATTTTTCGGTCTATCAAAATTTTGCAAACCACGTTCGCAGCGTTCAATCACAGGCATATCCTGAATTGAACAAAGACCTTCGTTGGGGCGGCTACTTCTCGGGACCGCTCGGGAAAGGCGGTTCTGCGAAGCCAATGGATTTGATGCATTTTGACCTAGCCGGGCAAACAGTCGGACCAACCTTGGCCGGCAATTTGGACAATGGCCTTTCCCCTGAATGGGCGAAGCAATGGGGCATTAACAACAGCGCTCCGGTGTCCGGCACCGCCGTTGCCTCAAACGCCTCTGTAGCGGCTCCCACGGCCACAGGAACGGGTTCCGATGCGCCAAGCCGCATATCCGCTTTGCTCGACCAGCAAGGATGGAACCCATACGCCAAGGCAGCAATCTTGGCTTCCATGAAGGCGGAATCGAACTTCAATCCGCTGGCTACCAACAACAATGGTGAACGCTCATTTGGCCTAAACCAGTGGAACGGACCAAGACAGGACGCTTTGCGGGCATACGCACAGGCAAACGGATTGGACCCGAGTTCCATTGAAGCCCAAGTTGGCTACCTTGGTCACGAACTGAACACCACGGAAGGCACGGCTGGCAATGCGTTGCGCTCTGCCTCTGACTTGGATTCAGCCAATGCGGCCATGCGCCAGTATGAGCGCTACGGCAATGGTGACGCTGAACAGGCAAGACGTTTGGCGCTGGCACAGGGCTTCTACAATGGTACGGCTACCGGTTCCGGAACCAGCACAGCAGTAGCCGACAATAGCGCTACGCCTAGCCAGCCCACACAGACACCAGAACAGATTGCACAGGCCAAGCATGATGCGAACGCCAAGCGAATTGGAAACATCACCAATGCGCTGGAAAAGGCATTTCCGCAGATGGATACCGTTGGGCTTCCAAAGCCACCAGAACAGACCATGGCAATGCCGGTTTCGCCTCTGGCATCAGAAGGCAATCCGATGGCACCGGGCGGCGGCAAGAACACACAATATGCGGCTTTGTTGAAGGCCCTAATGGGGAATTCATAATGACCGAACCATCATCAAAAGAAGATGAAATCATTGACGTAAAGTTGCCACGTAAAGATTACGAGATAATGCGGGAGATGATCCGCAAACAGGAAGCGCTTGGCTGGCTAGGTCAATACATCCGGAACGTGTTGTTAGTTGCAATCGGCGGATTCCTCACTTTGTTCACGTTTTGGGACTCGATCAAGCTGTTTTTATCCGGAATCTTCAAACCATAAATACAACGATTCATTTTCGAGGACTTTTGATTGCCACAATACCCAATGTATGACACCCGTGTTGAAGCTCCTAGCCCACGCAAGACATTGTTTGAAGTTCTACAGAGTCCCGGTGTAGCCGGTGCTACTGGTGGCGGTGGTTTCTCCACCGCTGGCGCTGTTCCGCTTCAAAGGGATTCTGGCGGGATTGGCGCTGGTTTGCAGGATATGGCGAAGAATTTCTTTGCTACCCGTGCTATGACCAAGGAACAGGCTGCACAGGACCAAGCGGCGCAAACCGCTGCACAAAATAGAGCTTCTGCATTGGAGGCTAGAAAACAATTCCTGATTGACAACAACGTATCGCCTGAACGTGCCGGTGCACTTGCTGCCGACGATGACACATTCAATGCGCTTAAGAGCCAATTCGAGAAAGATAGGGAGGCGAAGGCAGCGGCGGCTAAGCCTGATATCAGGATCATTGGTGACAAGGCGATTGACGTAAACCACAACTCGCAACTTCTCTATGATGGTTCGAAGCCAGAAACTAAAATCATCGGCGGCAATCTCTATACACAACAGCCGGACGGCACATGGAAGATTACAGTTCAGACACCTTCCGATTATGACCAACTGAATTCCGACTATCAGAAGGCGAAAGCGAACGGTTATGCCGGTTCTCTTGAAGATTTTGCGAAGATCGGGAAGGCCGGTGGAACAACAGTTAATGTTGGTGGCGAGGGAACTAACCAAAAGCTGAATGAAGGACAGGCAAAAGACCTCAGTTTCTACGAACGTGGTTTGTATTCAAACGACTCTATCAACTCCAAACAAACCGAATTGCTGAATCCGAAGTACTATGCGGTTGGCGGCATTCCTGTTATCGGAAACTACGGGGTATCAGACGACTACAGACAGGCGAAACAAGCCGCCGATGCGTGGATCAATACGGTAATCCTTCGCAGAGACTCGGGCGCTGTCATCAACAAAGACGAGTATGATAAGTACTGGTCCGTGTACATGCCTATGCCCGGCGATGATCCAAAAACAATCGCACAAAAAGAAAAACTCAGACAGGTTACCATGGATGCTATCCGCCATTCATTGGGTAATGCCCAAGGGGCGGCGGATGAAGTTGAAAACAAATTTCGGGCTTACAAGGAACAGCAAGCGGCAGACGCCGCTTCTACCGGAACGCCAGCGCCTACATCGCCGGCACCAGTTGTGCCGGGAGCGCCACCAGCTACACCAAACACAAACCTTAAAAGCAAGTACGGACTCGATTAATGGCCGATCTATTAAGAATAAAGAACAATGTTCGGAAGATGGTGGACCAGAATGCGCCAGAGTCCGACATAGACCAGTACATTGCATCAGAGGGTGTGAGCCTTGACGATGTGAGAAACTTTCAACCGTCGTCAACAGCCGGTGATATGGCTAAGTCACTTGGCGTTGGTGCAGCGAAGGGAACTATTGGTATTGCTGGCCTTGGCGGCGATTTGGAAAGCTTTGTAAAGCCATACCTACCTTCAAACGAAACAATCAACAACGCTGTAACCAGCATGGGTTTTGACCCAAACGGAACGGTTGGAAACATCGCTAGAGGTGCCCTTAGTGCGGATGGTGCACAACTGCCAACTTCTTCCGACATTCAGGGGAAGATTGAAGACAACGTTACGGGAAAATTTTACACGCCGCAAACAACCGCTGGAAAATACAGTGAAACGGTAGGCGAATTTTTACCTTCGTTGTTCGGTGGTGAAGCGGCGGGAGCGGTGAAGGCCGGTGAATCCGGTGCCAAGATACTCTTGAAGGCCCTTGGTAAGGACGTGGCGAAGGACGTTCTAGCGCCTGCCGTAACCAGTGAGGCGGCAGGACAGGCCACAGAGGGAACGGCACTAGAACCCTATGCCCGCTTCGCTGGTGCCATAGCTGGTCACCAAATTCCGGGAGCTATCGAACGTGGTATCACACCGCTTCCGGCATCGGATGCGTTGAAGGCGCAGACAGGTGCTTTGGCTGATGCAGGCGTTTCGCTTACCGCTGGTCAGAAGACAGGCAACAAGCTTTTGAAAGCGCTTGAAAGCGAGCTTGGCGGTTCCGAATTCTACACACCAACCAAAGAGTCATTCACATCGGCTGCTTTGCAAAAGATTGGCGTGACCGCAGATCGTGCGACTCCGGAAGTGATGGACCAAGCCCTTACGAACATCGGACAAAAGTTCAACGATCTTGCGAGCAAATATGACATGCCGGTTGATCCGTCATTGAAGAGCGATTTGCAAGACGTTCTAAAAAATTATCAGAACGACACTGGACCTTCCATGCAGGCGGCCATTATCAAAAACACGGTCAAGGATATCAACGGCAAAAAAATAATGACCGGTGATGCATACAAAGAACTTCGTTCGGAATTGTCTGCGAAGGCTTCCAAGGCATCAGGGGAACAGCGTGACGCTTTGCAGGGCATCATGTCATCGTTGGATGATGCGATGGAACGAAATATTGCCGCCGTAAACCCGGATGACGTGGGAGCGTGGCAATCAGCACGTAAGGACTACAGAAACTATCTGGTATTGGAAAAGGCGGTTGCCGGCTCTGGCGCTGAAACCGCTAAGGGTCTCATCTCACCACAGGCTTTGCGCAATGCCACGACACAGGTGCAAGGTGCACGGAACTATGTCCGTGGTCAGGGTGATTTTGCCGACTTGGCAAGGGCAGGGGAAGCCACCTTGCGAGACTTGCCGGACTCGGGCACTGCCGTTCGTGCTGGTGCCCGTGGCGCTGCTACAGACTTGATGGCGGCTCTAGGTGGCGGCGGTGGTGCGGCTCTTCTGACCGGACATCCTGCTACCGCTGCATTGGGCTTACTGGCGCTGGCACCAAGAGCGGCAACGACCAAAATTGGTCAGGCATATCTTGGAAACCAGTTGCTAAATGCCGGTAAGGGATTTTCAGCAAGGCAAGAACTGATAAACGCCATGTTGGCCGGTCAATCGGCCAACGATCACTAATCCCGAGTGCGCTTGTGGGTGATTACGGCCCACAAGAGCCGCATGAACGGGTATGTGGCGAAGATCACCGCAGCGGCGGCTACCAGTTGAACGATTTGGTGGTCTGTCATGTGGATTTCCTCACGGTATATGTGCCCAATTGATGCGGTGAACAATCCTGTTCACTTGCTGATTGCTAATACCATAACGTTCAGCAATGTATCGTTGTGAACTCGTTTTAGCAAGATTTCGAATCTCGATCACGTCTTTCTCTGTCAATTTGGCTTGATGATCCTTTTCGCCTCTTTGAGCGTCACCGATCTTGCGTCGATGTTCTTTTGATTGAACGTGGCCCGTGTGGGCTTCCTTCAAATTGTCTCTATGAAGCTGAATGGAGGTATTTTCTGGATTGTATGGGCCAATGTCGCCATATCTCGACATGACCATTTTCCCCTTGCCTCTACCTCTTAGGTGAAGAAGCCCGGATTCCTCCCATTTCTTTATCCAAGTCTCATATGTGAATTGCCATTCAATCTTGCGCTTTTTAGAAGAACCTTTTTGGCTTTTATACGCTTGGTAGTACGGTAAATCTGTCTTTCTCAATAATCGTTCTATTCATATTTGTATCCATCTATCAAACAAGTTTCATCATGAAATGGAGAGCATTCATTCTATCATAGAATGCGCCAAAAATCCATCTAACCAGTTGGCTAGTTATAAACGGCTACCCGGTTCATAACCATCTGGCCAGAGCTTGAATGTCTTGCGCTCCTAAAAATAAAGACGGGGAAGTTCGTTGGAGCATCCGTTTGAATGCCTTTCCGAACTTCCCCGGTGACTGAAAATCGCAGCCACTACAAAGGTGGGGACTTGGCATAAACCGGTTGGTAAATACAACCGAACCATTCGGCTGTTTGCGTTTTCTTAGGTAGTTACCTTTCCCCGAATTTGCAAGAATGTCGCCGTTCACATTCCTGTGCAATGCGCATAGTTTGGCGCAAGAACCCGAAAACCTGTGCAGCCTAAATAGTATCAATCACACGATATTTTTTAGGAGTTACGACCATCCCTTTCACAGGTTCACCGGGTAGTAAGACGTTTCAAAGAACGGACGGAACAAGGCAGTCAACGCAAGTTTGGCAGGAAGCGGAAGCCGCTGGCGTTGGGATTCTTTCGTCTGCACAAGATACCCACGATCAAGACATAGCGAACGCCGTAAACACGTCATGGCAGATCAATGGCGACAACTCGCCATCCGCTGACCTTTCTATGAACGGTAAGAAGCTAACAGGACACGGTTCGGCTACGGCTAGAACACATCTGCCGCTTACCTCACAGGTTCAGGATGGTTCGTTCAATTATGCCGCTGCAACCGGTACGGCCAATTCGCTCATTGTAGCTCTATCGCCAGCTATCACCGCCTATGCGGATGGTATGACCATATGGGCCAAGGTTTCTGCAAACACGTCTGGCGTTGGCGCAACCATGTTGAACGTGAACAGTGTTGGTGCCAAGCGTGTCACCCGTTTGGATGGTCGGAATCTTCAATCTTCGGAACTTGGGGCAGGGCGAGTTTATCCGTTCACCTATAGTTCCACATCCGACACTTTCAACGTTCAGATTGCCCACGTTCTCACGGCAGCGAATGTTGATGCCCGTATTGCCAACACGGTTGGCGTGACCGTTCAGGCATTTGACACGAACACGCTTAAATCCAACGCATCCAAGACCCTTACAGCCGGATATCCTTCCACCGCTGTCAATGACGGTACAAAGTCATCAGGAACCTATACGCCAGACCCTACAGGCGGTTCGTTCCGTGAAGTCACCAACAATGGTGCGCATACTCTAGCGCCACCTACAAACATCGGTTCTTTCATGATGGTTGTGGAGTACACCAACGGAGCTTCCGCTGGCGCTATCACAACATCAGGTTGGACGAAGGTAACGGGTGATTCATTCACCACAACCAACGGCAACAAGTTCAAGCTGTACATTTCCAAAGGTGGCACGGGAACACACTTGCACGTTCAGGCGATGCAGTAAGGGAGTCTGAATGTCATTTCCTTTGATGCCGTTTGCGGTGCAGAGCAAGAACCCGGTCAAAGTTTCTTTCATCAAGAGCGTAAGTACCGGTTCCGATCAAACGACATACCAAATACTTGGGTCTGGCATTGATTTGGGTGCTCCCGATCCGACAAGAGAACTTATCGTTCTTCCTTGCTGGACCTATCAGAGTGGAGCAAAGACACTTGCGTCCTGCAATGTGGGTTCACCGGCAAGCATCACGGGAACGGTGTTTTCCCAACAAATCAATTTTGATGGAAACGGATTTGCAGCCGCAGCTATCCCAATTCCAACGGGTTCAACGCCTTCGGATAACATCTATGTAACGTTCTCTGCCGGTATCGTCTTCTTCGGTGCCTACCTATTCAGGGTAACGGGAAGAAGAGTCCCCGGCTCTGATGCTGGTGGTGTGTCTAGCACAGGAACAGCCACAAGTTCTTCTGTGTCGCTAACGGTGCCATGGAACAGCGTGGTTATCGGAGCAACCAACACGGCTGCTACTAACACAGTCACATATCAGGACTCGGGTGTTGGCATGACTACAGTTGACACAATCACACAGGACAATGGCGACACAACTAACGCTGGCTACGGAACAACGCAAACACGAGGTTCATCGGCAACCATTACATCATCTTGGAGCGCTTCCCGAAATTGGAGCGCTATAGCTTTCGCACTCTCATAGAATTTTTCAAAAGGTAAAAAATGCTCGCTTTAATTGACAAACAATCACAGACATTCATTCAACAAGTTTCAGAAGGTGCCGGTTGGCTTAGCCTGCCGAACGGCGCTCAAGTTTCCCCGGTTGTTCAGGGTTGGGAAAATGGAACCTACACACTGGTTTTCATCGCTCCCGCTACTGGCGACATTCCGGAAGACAAGATTGCCGCTAACCAGACAGTGACGATTGCTCAAACGGAATCCGGCTGGACGGCTCAATTTGAACTAGAGCTTGCCGACAAGCCACGACCAATATCAGCCGAAGTGAATGCAGAGCGTGACAGACGCATTGCCACAGGCTTTGTGTTCTCGGGCAAATCCTACGCCATGGATAACGAGTCCAAAGCTCGCATCATCGGTGCAGCTACCCTTGCTGGCTTCGCTGTAGCCTCTGGCAAACAAGCCGGTGACTATCGTTGGGCGAATGCCGACACGGATTTTGTCTGGATTGCCGATGACAACAGCTTGACCCTGATGGATGCGCCAACGTGCTTTGCCTTTGGACAGGCAGCGGCGGCTTGGGAATCGTCATGCATCTTTGCAGCCCGTGCCATCAAGGAAACATCACCAGTTCCATACAATTACACTGACAATTCACTTTGGCCATAAGGGGATAGATGACACAAGCATTCATCCCTAGCGGTTCCGCTTCTTCCAATACGATCAGTGTAACCACATCTTCGCAGCGCTTTCAGTTTCCGCCACTCTCTAGCCAGAACCCGGCTGTTGCCATCGTTGCCAAACAAGGCAACGGTGCAACTTTCTGGTATCGCACCGGCACGACAACTGTAACTGCCAACTCTACCAACTCAATGCAGATTGTGGCTGGCACACCAGACAAGCCTTTGATCCTTGGTGTTGATCCTTCCGCTTCTCACTTTGCCATCTATGTCAGCGGTCAACCTACAGATTTGACCATCACACCGGGAAAGTTCGTTTCGGACATTGTAACTGGTGGTTCCGTCGTGAACTTCAATTGGAAAGGTGCGTGGTCATCTCTAACCGCCTACAAGAACCTTCCAACACCAGATTTGGTTCTGCAAAATGGTTCAACCTACATCGCTGTAGCGAACAACACGAACAGCGCTCCACCATCAGCCAATTGGAATTTGGTCGCATCGAAAGGTGACACTGGCACTACAGGTGCCACGGGCTCTACAGGTGCAACCGGAACGGCAGCTACGATCACTGTAGCCACAACCATTACAGGTGCGGCAGGCAGCGTAGCGAACGTTACGAACCTTGGAACTTCATCGGCTGCAAATTTTCGCTTCACCATCCCTAGAGGCGACACAGGCGCTACGGGACCAACCGGGCCAACTGGTGCCACCGGACCAATCGGGCCATCCATTACGCTCACTGTAGCGAATACGGTCACTGGTGCCGCTGGTAGTCTTGCGAACGCTGTCAACATCGGCACGTCAACAGCGCCAAACATTCGCTTCACGATCCCGAGAGGTAATACGGGTGCAACCGGACCAACTGGTAACACCGGACCTACCGGACCAATCGGACCATCAATCACGCTCACTGTAGCGAACACGATTACCGGTGCAGCGGGAACACTGGCGAACGTTGTCAACATTGGAACGTCCACCGCTCCAAATCTCAAATTCACGATTCCAAAGGGTGATAAGGGCGACACTGGCGCTACAGGACCACAGGGACCAACCGGGCCGGGCGGTGGCGTAACCGTCTTCACTGGTCTGACAGACACACCGGGAAACTACACGTCTGCGAACAACAAGATTGTTCAAGTCAATTCCACTGCAAATGGCTTGGTGTACGGCATCGTGCTTGGTGGTCTGGCATCCAAGAACACGCTTTCCGGCACGAATGGAATCGTTACCCAGACAGCATCAGGTGTCTACACAGGCAGAACCCTAACCGGAACTGCCAACGAAATTTCTGTGACCAATGGTGATGGTGTCTCGGGCAACCCAACGTTCGGGCTTCCAAGCGCTCTAACGTTCACCGGAAAGACAATCACAGGCGGTTCTTATGCGTCCGTGACTGCTTTCAATATGGCCGCTGCATCCGGTACAACAAAGTATTTGGAATGGTACAACAACAGTGCTGCCTTGCGCTGGCAATTGGGTAAAACTGCTACAACTGAATCCGGCTCAAATGTCGGTTCCGATTTAGCGGTAAACAGATACGATGATGCCGGTAGCTATCTCGATACACCATTCTACATTGAACGTGCCAATGGTTATGTTCATGCCAACGTATTCACTACTCCGGGCTCTACAACGGCTGGTGCCAATTTAAAACTTCCTCATGGCACTGCACCAACTTCACCCGTAAACGGTGATATCTGGACCACATCAGCCGGTTGGTTCGTTCGTATCAACGGTGCAACCAAAACCGCTGCATTTCTTGAAGGTGCCGTGTTCACCGGCAAGGTAACAACGCCAGCTTCAACGACTGGTTCAGCCGGGCTTTATCTACCTCACGGAACGGCACCTACATTGCCGTTCAACGGTGATGTGTGGACCACATCAGCCGGTGGTTTGGCCGCTCGTATCAACGGCATCAACTATTCATGGATGACCGTTGAAGGAAACCAGACCCTAACAGGTATCAAGACGCTACCAGCGGCAACGACTTCCGGACCATCGTTCAACGTGCCGCATGGAACCGCACCGACTTCACCAACCAATGGTGATGTGTGGACAACCACAGGCGGGTTCTTTGCTCGCATCAATGGCGCAACTCAACAGATGGCCAACCAAACCGATGTGGATTCGGAAGTCATCACGCTTGCGCCATCGGCAAACCAGAATGACTATGCAACCGGTGTTTCCACCAAGAAAGCTGTCCTTTCAACGGTGATCATTTCACCAACGAACAGCATCAAAATCACTGGTATCTCCACGACAAGTTGGCAAACCGGTAAACGCATCAAGCTCCGCAACGGAACTAGCAAGTCAGCTTCTACAGCCCGGATAATCATATTGGAGCGCAACAGCGCTTCTAGCTTGGCTGCAAACCGCTTTGATATGCCAGCTAATGAACATGGAGTTCCGGTCATCCTTATGCCGGGTGACGAATGCGAACTAGTTTTTGACGGAACAAATCTAAAAGTTGCGAATGGCACCCGAGTTGGTTCAGTAGCCAACATGTTTGATAGTGCTATGCAAGGTTCATCACCATACACAGGTAGCGGTTGGCCAAGCGGAACCGGTGCAGCAACCTTTTTCAATACCGGAATCAGCATCACATCAGGCCAATATTCTGGATTTGAGATTGACACTGGAACAACGACTACGGGGCGTTGCTCAATTGCAACTAGCTATCTCGGAATGTCCGCTGGCGTAGGCGCAATGTTGTCACTGGTTTCGTTCGTTCCCAATGTGCTTTCAACCGCAACAGACGAATACAAGAATTACATTGGCTTTCACGATGCGCATTCAGGAACCCAAACCGATATGGCCGGATGGGTTTATGACCGAACTGTGAGTACGCTTTGGCAAACAAGGACCATGAGCAACACAACGGCTACCAGCAATGCCATTACGGGCTTCACCGTTGATGCATCGATATTGACGCTTCTAGGAACGTTCATCAACGGTGACGCAACGAGCGTGGAGTTTTTCTATTCTACAGACCTTGGTGCAACATGGAATTTCACACCTACCAAGCACACAACCAACATACCGTCTGGCACGGCAAGAGCGTTTGGCCACGGCTTAACGATACAGAAAAGCGCTGGCACAACGAACACGTGGGTTCTTGGAACCATCATGGGTTATCGTTGGCAGAGATACTAATTCGCTATGGGGCAGTTTTTCCAAACTGCCTATTGGCTTGTTAACTGAATCATTCTATTGAAACTTCCATCGGCACCAACCACAGAAAGGGGCACAAACCGATGGCAATTTCGTTCGCAGACCAGTCCAAAAAGATTGATGAAGAAATCAGAGCGCTTGAAGCGAAAAAGCAGGAAATTCAGGCCAAGGCACATGACGAAGGCATGAAAGCGGTTATTGCCGCTATCGAGGCTCTGAACGATCTTGGATATTCGTACAGGGTTGTGGAAACCAAGGGACCAAAGCTTGTGACGCCTAAGAAAGCGGTGGGAACCGGTTCCGGCAAGGGTGCCATCGCCGCTGGTAAAGTCTGCCCAATCTGTGAGTTTGCCACCAATCCGCCGCATGACAAGCGGGCTCACAAGAACCAAGTGACCAAGCAACCGTTCACGGCAGAAGAGCTATCGGCACGGGGTTTGACCCGCATCTAAAGCCACACACAGAACCACACGGGCAATTGGTAATTGCCTCACAGAAGCCCGGTTTTCCGGGCTTTTTTGTTGTCCTATGCCCTTTCAGGAATTGACCAAACCATGTTCATAGTTTAGACCATTCCTGAAAGGAAACGCTTGTGCGTTTCCAATAGCTCACCATATGAGCGGGGAAAGGGCTAAACCATGAATTCCATTATGAAAATTTCTGCTACTTCGCCGCTGGCATATCTCTATGTTCGGTGGTCAACCGACATTCAAGCAGATGGCGATTCCAACCGCAGACAGATGGAACTTGGAACGAACTGGTGTGCCCAAAAGGGCATCACGCTTCATCCTGAAAACATCATGAAGGATGAAGGTGTTTCGGCTTTCCGGGGAAGGAACATCAGCGAAGGTAGGTTGGGCGAATTCCTCGCTTTGGTGAAGGCTGGAAAGATCGCCACTGGTTCATGGCTGCTGGTGGAAAACCTTGATCGTCTGTCACGCCAAGACGCCTTCAAAACGATGGCAACAATCATCTATGAGCTTCTACAGGCGGGTATCATCCTTGTGACGCTGGACACGGGCAAGGAATACAAATGGCCGCTGGACTTTGCCGACATGGTGACGCTTTCCGCAATGGCAGGCAGGGGCAATGGTGAGTCCGAACGCAAAAAAGCGATGTTGGCCAAGGCATGGAAGAACAAGCGTGATGAAGCTCGGAGAGGTGGCAAAAAGCTTTCATCGATTTGCCCGGCTTGGTTGAAACTGTCAGATGACCGCATGAGCTTCATTGAAATCCCTGAACGTGTGGAGATTGTGAAGCGTATCTATCGTATGTCCATGGACGGGCTTGGCATCCACAAAATTACACAAATCCTCAACCGGGAAGGTGTGAAGCCATTCAATGGTGGTGGAAAGTTCAGCAAGAACCCAAGAGGCACATGGGCTAACAGTTCCGTCAATTCCATCCTGTCCAACCGGGCGGTGTTCGGCGAATTCCAGATGAAGATTAGAACCCATACGAAGGGCAACAAGGGCAAGGCAAACGATGGTGAGCCGATAGCCGACTATTACCCGGCAATCCTCACAGAAGCCGATTGGAACGCATCTTCCGGAATCAGGAACAACAGGAAGACACAAGCCACAGGCAGGAAGGGTGAGACATTATCAAACCTTTTCACGGGCATTGCATTCTGTTCCGAGTGTGGCGGCAAGATGCATCAGAGAAGGCTAGGGACATATAAGAGCAAGAACCCAGAGGTAACGAAGCGGTATCGGGACACCAAAATCCTGTACTGTTCAGAGGCACCAAACGGCAATTGCACGTCCAAGAACTGGCACTATGGAGATTTTGAAAATTGTTTCCTAACCTTCATGCGTACGGAAGTGGACGTTGAGTCCATCATCAATGGTGGAACCGATAGCCAAAGCGATAGGATCAATGGAGAGTTACAACAGCTTGAAGGTGAGAAGCAGGCCATCGAGTCCAAGGTGAACAAGCTGGTGGAGCTAATGGAAGATATGCCCATGGATAGGGAAAAGGCTTCGCCTGTTTCCACCACGATTAAGACCAAGCTGGCAACCCATAACGAGCGTTTGAATTGGATAGCTTCACGAATGGAGCATCTGAACAAGGAACGTGCAGAGATTGTTGAAAGCCGTCGTGCTGCCAAGGTGGTTCAGTTCAGAGGGTTTCCAACAGATTTGTCACCATCAGAATTGTATGACATGAGAGCTAAGACCGCTCAACAAATCAGAAGCGTTGTGGAGCGTGTCGAGTTGTACAGACCCAACTTGGCCAAGGCTTGCCGTCAAGCTGGCATTGAACACCCATTGAAGAATGATCCGGATAGCAGATTTGATAGAAACTTTATGGTGCGCTTCAAAGGTGGTGCATCACGCTTGATCTATCCGGATAGCTCTGATGCCTTTGAAACATTCAAGGTGGTGAACTTGGGCTTCCCGATGGAACAGCGTGACAAACTACCGAACGGGCAATCAAGATTGCCCCACGCCACTAGAACGGCAGAGGAATTCAGGATGGCAAGGGAAGAACGGTAGAGATGGTGTGAGTTTGAGTTAGAGACGTGTTCGATAAGCTGATTTTTGTGCTGGTTTGTGCCGTCAGCTTTGCCATTGGTGGAGCTATCACGCTTTATGCAGTCATGTGGTTCGGTGGCGTGTAAGTGCCTGATATTGTTCTGCCTTATGGCGTAGGTATATAATCCTATAACGTAATGTTCGCTAATAATGTTACTGTATAACATTTAATAGAGTGCCAGAACACGCTAGAACACAGGCGACTCGCCGCTCGGGACGGGCTCCCACGCTATAGCAACACCACAATGTTCAGCTTTGAACATCTTTGATGCTCCATGAACATAAAAATCTGTCATCATGACCGCTGGTGAGCATCAAAGAATACTAAATAAGGTCATACCAGTACGTGATAAGCTGGTTGTTGTTGAAGTGGTGTTTATACATAGTAGAAAGACAGAGCATCTAAGCATATCCTCTCTTGGATGCCACGGACACTGGTAGTTACTCCCTATCAGTGTCCCACTTATTGCAGCCTTGACATGGTGGCTGCAATGCCGGGTAGTGATAAACTCCCAAGTGTTTTATGCAAACACTACCCGGCTTCCCTTCAATCCCCTTGACTTTCCCTTATGGCACTGCCATTCTTATGGCCGTGCATTTGCAGCGCCATAAACCGGGAGTAATACCACTTGCAAATCTTTGCCTACATCCGAGTCAGCACCGACGAACAAGCCAACAATGGCCAATCGCTGGAAACCCAGACACGCCAGCTTGAAGGCTACGCAATGATGAAGGGATGGACGATAACAGAGACGTTCGTTGAAGCGGGTGTGTCTGGGTCCATCCCATTGTCCGAACGTCCACAGGGTGCCCGTATGGTCGCTGCAATGGGCAAAGGCGACGTGATCATAGTGACCAAGCTAGACCGCATGTTTCGTTCAGCCCGAGACGGCTTGAACAGCTTGGAAGATATGAAGGAAATGGGTGTTCAGCTTCACATGCTGGACCTTGGTGGCGATGTGACCGGCAATGGCATATCCAAGATGATGTTCACCATCCTGTCAGCCGTGGCAGAGCAAGAGCGGGACAGGACACGAGAGCGCATCAGGGATGTGAAGCGTAGGTTGGCCGCTGATGGTGTCTATGCGGGCGGTACAAAGCCCTATGGCTACGATGTGGTAGCCGGGAAACTGGTGGCTAACCCGACTGAACAAGCAGTGCTTGCCCGTATGCTGGCCATGCGTGATGAAGGTCAGAGCTTCGCTAAGATCGGCAAGGCAGTTGGCATGGACATGAAGACAGTTAGCAGGATCATTGCCCGGAATCAGCGATAGGCTCCCGGTGGAGATGGTGACATTCTCTAAGAATGCTTATGAAACGAAAACTGGCAGAGATGCCTTTTCGTGCATTGTTGTACGATTCTAAAAATTTTTAGGAATCCGAACATAATAGCCTAACAAGGCTCAAAACAGCCATCCGCCTAAATATTGGGACACATTCTTCCAACCCCAATTTTAGGTATTTTCCATAGGTTTCTCATGGCTGACAGATTTTCACGCAAAAATCCAACGATTGATTCCGTTGCACAAGACGGTTTTTCCGTAACTTCCAACAACACAACTGTTTTTTCACAACCAACACGTGGCGTTTATGTCGGTGTAGGCGGGAATCTCGCTGTAACCATGCTTGGCTACGATAATTCGAACACGGCATTGACCTTTGTTGGTGTTCAATCCGGTTCGGTTCTGCCGATTCAGGTGATTCAGGTCAAGAGGACTGGAACAACCGCAAATTCCATACTCGGATTGTTCTAAATTGACAGCGAATAATGAGCCGTTCGTTGGCTGCAAGCACACCAGCACTTTTATCAGAAAAAATGGCCAGACAATTTATGTTTGGAAAGCCGAAAAGGACGTTATCACAAATCCGATGATTAAGTTTTTTCCCAAAAACAAGGGAACCAAATAATTTGCGCATTGCACTGAACAATGCGTTTCGAGTCGCTGGTAACGCTATCTCTAGAGTGAGTGGCAAACGTGATCCATTCGCACTATTCACATATGATGTCGATTTTGCCGCAGGAACCGCAAAAGGCGGAACACAGCCCTATGGCGGCAACTCCAATGATGGCCGAATGTTTCGTGATCCTTCGAATGTCACGGCAACATTCTGTCCTAACGCATCTGGTTCGCTTTCTTCGGTAGCCGCCGCTGGTTTGAGACGAACAACAAAAGGCGTCTTTTCCTACATGTCGTCAACAAACTCTGTTCTCTGGAATAGAGACTTGACGAATGCGGTATGGACCAAGACCAATCTAACAGCTTCCAAGACGGCTACAGGTGCAGATGGTTCAGCCAATGCGGCAACACGCCTAACGGCTACTTCCGCTGGTGGAACGGTCACACAATCATTCACAATTGCATCTGGACAGAAGGTATTTTCACTCGATATCAAGAGAGTCACGGGAACTGGCGATGTCACCTTGTCATTGGATGGAGGCTCTACACGAACTTCCATTCTTGGCGGTTTAACGACTTCCTACACGCAACAGTTCGTTACCCAGACAGTCACAAATCCGGTAATTGAAATTCGTCTGGCCACATCTGGTGACGTGGTGGACGTTGATTTGGTGCAGCTTTGTGTTCCTTCCATTGCCGGGCTGAATATCCCAACTCCACAGCGCTACGCCACGACATCGGCAACGGTGATCAATTCGCAGAGCCGTCCTAACGTCGCCTCTGCCGATGCAGGCCCACTTTTCAGCGTCACCAACGCACCTTTCGGCTTCTATTGGCAGGGTAGATCGGAGCGGCCAACTGGTGGCTTCGTTATCACGTCCGATGGCAACCTATTCTGCAATGTCACCGGCACTGGTGCCTTAGCGTTCTCAGAAAATCCAGCAACATCTACAACACCAGCCGGTGTATGGAGAACAGGACTCGGTAACGTCAACAAGGTGGCGGGTTGGGTCTCTGCCTCTGGGATCAAAGTGGCTTGCAATGGTCAGCTTGGTTCTCTTGGAAGCGGCGTTGTCTTCTCAGGCACACAAACCCATTGGGACTTGGGCACGAACGGTTCAGGCGCTAACACGATCATGGGTATCAACGAACGCTTTGCCTGTGGTGCAAATCTAGTGTTCACAGATGCCGAATTGGTGGCGATGACAACATAAAACGAAAGCCCGGATCACTCCGGGCCTTTCAATTTTCGAATTGTGTAGGGTAGATTTTTTCCAGCATCATAGAATTTCTCTCTCTTCTGGTAAGTCGGGTTTCGTCTAAGCTAAAACCCTTCCTTCTGATGCGTGTAAAGCGATCATCTGCCCGATAAATTTCAACATATTCGCCCATATCGAAGCTTGAACGATTCACGAATGGTGTATTGTAGATTCTACCCTTCATAGACTTTTCCGATCTTCAATCATCTTGTCCAAAATCATTCTAACTCTGGCTTCAAAATCGCTTTCCGGTGGCTCATTCCAGCCAGTTACAGCTTCGTTGCGAACCACGACCTGTGCCGGGATCACTAATCGCAGTTTGTCCAGCACAAACCATGCTCTGTCGTCTTCTGTCATTCATTTCCCTTGTTTTCTGTTAGAAGTAGTTTGATGCTGGCAAGCTCTGACTCAAGAGCTTCAATTCGAGACTGCATATCAGCAAGCTTCGCTTTCTTACGTTCATAATCCCGCTTCTTTGCAGCCTTCACACGTTCCGGATGTTCAGCCCGGTATTTCCGCTTTTCTTCACGATCTTTGGCTAACCATTCTTCCCGGTGTTTTTCTTTGAACGTTCGTTTGTATCGGGTTTTTCGGGCTTGGTTAGCTAGTTTCTGGCATTCTGCACACCGGATTGCCAGATGATGTTTGTTGACATCGGTGGTTCCACACTCGACACATATTTTGACAAAATCCCGAGTGGCAGGATCGTAGCCAAATTCAGGTTTAGTCATCTATCAGGCTTGATATCTTTAAAGTCTAGGTACCGCTTGGCGGACACACCTTCTTTGAAATGAAACTTTCCGCCTTTTGTCGTCCAAATCCTAGTATGGGTTCCATAGTCTTCAATCAGGCGATTTAGGAATGGAAGACTGTATGTTATGCCTTCCATTGTTCCTTCATCAACTTGTCTAGGATGACTTCAATTCTCTCTTTGAATGTCAACGGTACGCTTCTTCGAAGCTCAATCTGCGACAAACCCACTAATTGCAGTTTGTTCATCGCAAACCACGCTTTCTCGTCTTCCATCGGAAAATTGTTAGTTTCCACTTGTAGCTCCATTCCATTCAGCAAGCTCCGGGTTCGCCAGAGCTTCCTTGTCAATCTTTTCACGTTCTGGCCATGGCACCTTCAAAAATTCATTCATGTCATGAATGATCATATATGGACGTTTACGATTGCCATTTACAAACCCATATTCACGCAACGAGCTTGAAAAGACCTTCTCATAGTTGATGCCGAACTTATCCTTGTAATACTGTCTTTCTTCGTCGGTCATTATCTGCCGATCTTATATTCAACTAGAGCCTCAAAATAGTCGGTGATGACGTCTTCAATCGCTTGGATTTCACCGTTCCGCTCAATCTGGCGTCTACTTACCAAAATCATTCCGGAACCATGCTTTGATTCAATGTCGAATCCAACCGCCGCTTCTTCCGTGAACAAAATGGTTGCCTCAAAGTTCGACCGCTTCAATCGTTTTTGTCCGGTTAAAAGAGCCACATAAACATCATCCAATGCTGGTACTGGCTTCGTCAATTATTCGTCTTCCTTAAATGTGTCTGGGTTCCAATGTTTCAAAGCGTCTCTGATCCAGTGCCCGGCTTGCTGCATGTTGGTTTTGGCCAATGCAATTTCTCTGCCGTTCAAGTGATCGGCATAATGATTGGCCAGCGTGAGAAATTCCCGTTCCAGAGCTTCAAAGAGTTCAAGCGGAGTCGGGGCAGGGTTCACCGGTTCGTCTTCATGCCATGACGTGTTGATGGCGTTCGCTAGGTCTTGATCAGGAATATCCTGTGCATTGTATGATGCAAAGTTAGCCTGCCATCTGGCTACTTCGTTGTAGTCAAGCGGAACAAATTCATTGTTCTTGCTGTTGAATCGGAAAAGTCCTCCCCACACTGGCTTTGCATCACTTACTTTGTATGGGTCTGGTGAAGTTGCTTCATCGTTCGAATAACCAAGATCGGGATTGAACCCGGCTTGTGCCGCCTGCCATGCCTTGAATTCGGTTTCATATTCCGGTGGAACGTGGATTGCCTCTGCAATCGTTACAGGTGTATCAGCCCATAGAAGGCCATCGCCAGCAAAGCCTTGACGCTTAAGTTCTTCAATTGCTTCTTTTTGGGCGGCATCCGTCTTCTTAGTGAGCCTAAAAAACGCTTCATCAGCGGCGTTGGTGAACCGTGGTTCGTTGTTTGCTGTTTCTGTCATTCTTTTTCCTTAAATGTCTTGATGTTCAAAACCGGCACTGGCCCTTTGACTTCCGTGAAGCTGTCAGTTCCGGCCAATGTATCTTCGTTTCGCATCTCCACCATGTTGTTCAAAGTTTGCAGGCTGTTGGCTACGTTCTCGGCATAGCCTTCATTCCCAAAGTTCGAATGCACATGAATTTGGAAGGTGGTGCATCTCTCTTTCTTGTCTCGATACCATGCGCCAGCGAAACCGGAGTCAAAAAGTTCATCATCTGGGAATTGCATTAGCCATCTATCAATGCGAGCGATGAAACCAGCCCGAATTTCTTTCTTTGTTTGTGGTTTTGGGTATTCCAATTAAATGTACCTCTTCGTAGTTTCCGTGTTCGATACCCGATTGCCTTCCTTGGTGCCGGTCACGATGGTATTTGCAATCTTGATTTTTACGCCTTCCGGCAATGTCTGTTTGGTCAGATTGCCGAACCATACGATTGTGTTTGTCATTCTGTTTCCTTCTTAGTTTTTGGTTCCGTCAAATCCGCCCATATTTCCCATAGGTTCGGACCCGTGCTGATAAAATCCTTAACTTCCCTGAATTGCTCGATAGCATCGCTAACTGCACCGCCATCGTTATAGAAGCAGGCAATTTCCATTTCCCGTTGTGCCATGGTCACTGACTGCAAAACAAAAATCCGCAATGCTTCTTTCTGCCACTTTGCTTTACCCATGAATGCTTCGGCTTGGCTGTTGGTAAGGTAGATGATTCCACGATGTCGTTTGAAGTTCAGCATTACCCAAACACGGCCATCAAAGTCACATCGCTTCACGTCAAAACCGGCATCGGCCATAAGCTGGCCAACCAAGTTTGCCATTCTGTGAAGTTTGTTGCTGATGGTCTTACTATGTCCGAAAGGTGACTTGGAATATTCCACCACTCCCGCAATCCGTTCTCTTCGCTGAACTTGGTACTTTTCGCCAAATTCCGTTACTGATGCTCCCATTAAATTAGTTCCTCTTGTTTCTTTCTGATGTTGTATGTGACCCGGTACGTTCCGGGTTTGCCTCGCAGGCTGGCATGTGCCTTGGAAGGCCATTGACAGCGATGTTTTGGAGACAATGCGGGCAGGGAGCTTTTGGCCGGTTCCTGACAGCTTCCCGCATTTTCTGTTTTGTGACTTCCGTGTGAACAAGTCTCGTTCGTTCAGGATTCGCCTCACAGGCTCTAACGTGGGCAAACAGCCTGTTAGATGGCTTCTCTTGCTGACAGTGAGGGCAGGGAAGCCGCTGGCGCTTCACACCGGTGAATGCAGCGCTCAAACGCTGTTTGACTTCATCAGATCGCTTCTTTCCGCTGTTAGCCGCTGAAATGGCGTCTATGACGTGTTGTGGTCGTGTTCTGCCTGTCAGAGCGGCTGTTACACCGGGATTGGCCTTACCAGCGTGGCCTTGCCCAACGTTGTCCGAATGAAGCTGTATGAAGCAATTGGAAGGGCTGTACGGGCCAATGTCATCATATCGAGACATGCAGAACTGACCGGCTTGTCTGCCTCTCAGTTCCCACTTGCCGGATTCAGCCCACATCTTCCACCAGCTACGGAAGTCGAATTCCCATTCGATGTTCCTGTGTTTGGCTAGTGCCTTATGATCCCCATATTTTTTTCGTGGGAGTCGTTCTTCAAATGGATATTTCTGCAATTTCTCTAAAGTCTCAAATTTCCTTCTATGATCTTATTTATACAAGATAGGGTGCTTACCCTTTGATGTATCGGGATTTTTTTGCTCTTTTTTCAAATTAATTTTCCGCTTCCTTCGATGAAAGAAAATCGGAACGTGTTCGGTTCTAAGGTCGTGTAGGGTTTTCAAACCAAATCCCCTCTGAATTCATACCATTCGGGTATTCTGCAATGTTGTGCGCTTTCTACAGCGTTGAGGATGGCCATCCTCCGTTCTTTCCTAAGTTCGCTCTGCTCGTTCTCTATAAGAATTTTAGCTTTTGGAATTAGCCGATGCGGATTCTTCTTACGGATGCTAAAAACCAAATCCTGATAGTTCCTTGGTTCGAACATTCGCCTTGTCGTGTATGATCCTCCACAGGTGACGACTCCAGCTTTATTCAGTTCCACGGTTATTAGCCGCTCTAAAATCTCTGCCTCTTTCTGTGTGACGATTCCGTTCTTCAAGACTCTATAGGCTTCAAACTTGTGTTCACGGACAAACCATGAGCCACTTTCACCATACAGATGTTCTATCATTCGTTTTTGCACGTTGTTTGTCATTCCCACATAATAATGGTTCTCAGTTTGGCATTGAATCAAGTAGACAGAGAATGTTGAAGTTTCTGGTTGTGGCACGTTATAATGCCATTCTGACGGGTTTAAATTGAGTTCGTTATGTTCCATAAAAGATTCATTAGTAGATCGATGCGAAGCATCGATTGGCCTACGGCCATGTTCTTGTGATTTTTAATTGAAACCAGTTACATCATTAGATGGGATGCACTGGTATGAAGATACACTTAGGGCTAGCCATCAGAATCGATAAATCCAAAAAGTGCAGGATTCATTGATTCCGAAGAAACTAGCCCTAAGTGTGTTTCTAACGTTGGTATGCACTAAGGTCCGTTAGACACAGTTTCGTGAGGCAACCAAAGGAAAGAGAGGGTTTTGCGGATGCTCTCTTTTACGCCAGCTTTTTCCAAATTGAAACGCCGTCTTACTTCCCGACGAAACCCAAGAAGTAAGGTTGCAGGCTCTACCCCTGCCTTTATAAATTCGGACTGGCTGAATGTACCAATAGAGATAGGGAATTGTGATCTGGCGCACTTGGATACAATCCGACGCCTACCCTAAAAGAACCTGCACAAAGCAACGTTCCGAATTTCTTGTAACGCTATTATGTATAACAACTTGAAGAAAAAATCAATCCCAACAATCAAAGAAAATGATGATTCTTTGAAAAAAAGTTTGTCCCGGTGGAAAGTATTTGTTCAACTTTGAACAACCAACCCTTTGTTGTTTTATACATAGAAGGGTAAGTTACATATTGGGAGTAATAGAGCGAAGAAACAACCCTTTTTGCTAGAAAGGGTCAAAACCATAAATACGCAAGAGACACAAATGGATAGCGAAATTAACCCGGAAGCCGAAAAGGCGACCAAGACAAGATACCTTTCACCGGAAGCCCGTGCGGCCATGAGTGAAGCGGGCAAAAGGCCGAAGAGCGAAGAAACCAGAGCCAAAATGTCAGCGTCACGAACTGGCAGAAAGCGCACAAAGGAATTCTGCACACTCCAAAGCGAGTTGAAAAAGGAATATTGGAGAAAAAAGAAAGAGAATGGCGGCACCTAAAAAGAGAACCCTTTCCCGCAAGAAAAAGAAATTTTTGGCTGAATACGTCAAGGACATGAACGGCGCACAAGCCGCCATGCGGGCTGGATACTCTCCCGACAATCCCAAAGCCGCCGCTGTAGCAGCCTGCAAAATCCTGAAAGAACCACTGGCGGAAGCTTGGTTGAAAGAAAAGTGGGATGCCGCTGAATTCGACATGTCATTGATCTTTGCCGAAACATACAAGATCGCCTTGGCGGAAGCTGATGGGAAAGTGGTCAAGTCTGCCGACAAGGTAGCCGCACAGGACAAGCTTTATCGTCTGGCAGGCCGCTACAACGATAAAACGGAAATCACCGGCAATGGCATAATCCCCACGGTGAACATCACATTGAAGAAGGACGAATAATGGCTGGTGAAGTTGCCAGACGCTATTTGGACCTTTTGGAACAATTAGAGTCGGATGATGTGATGGAGCGGCTGGACAAACTCCGGGCTCTTCCATTCCCCGACTCCTCTAAAATTTATAACGAAGCAGTTTCAGACTACCTAGCCGCATTGATGAATGACGAATGGGAGAGATGAACCTTTTACAGGCATTTTTGAAATTTGAATAAAGACCTAGACCTAAACCTTTCTCTACACCAAAAGCAGGCAGAAGCATTCGACTCCCCGGCAACCGAGATTCTTTACGGTGGAGCGGTTGGTGGTGGCAAATCCTATTTGATGCGTGTTGCGGCCATTTCTTGGGCCATAGAAATTCCCGGCATCAACATTTATTTGTTCCGCCGAACTTTCGATGAATTAAAAAAATCACACATGGAAGGTCCAGCCGGTTTCCGTGCCCTACTGAACAAGTGGGTGAAAGCGAAGCTGGTAGATATTGTGGAACACGAAGTTCGCTTCTGGAATGGTTCCAAAATCTTCCTGTCGCACCTACAGCTTGAATCCAGCCTAGCCAATTACCTGTCCGTTGAAATGCACGTTCTGATGATCGATGAAGCTTCATCGTTCTCGGAAAAGATGTACAAAATTCTTCGCTCTCGTGTCCGTATGTCTGGCTTGGACATTCCAGCGAAATACCAAGGTCGTTTCCCTCGCATCCTGCTTTCATCCAACCCCGGTGGCATCGGTCACCAATGGTTGAAAGGCGGCTTCGTTGATGGAGTTGACCCCGGCCAAATCCGCCAGATGGACCCGGTAGAGGGTGGTTTTAGACGCCAGTTCATTCCGGCCAAGTTGGAAGACAATCCGACTCTGATGAAGGAAAGCCCGAACTACGCTGACTCGCTCTTGGGTCTTGGTTCGGACGAACTTGTCAATGCCATGCGTTTTGGTGACTGGAATGTTGTGGCTGGTGCGTTCTTCCCCGAATTCTCGGAAAAGACCCATGTTATTAGGCCATTCGCTATCCCGGCTCACTGGACGAAAGTTCTAGCTGGCGACACCGGCTTTTCATCGCCATTCGCCTATCTGTGGTTTGCCGTGTGTTCGGAAGACTGTGACACGCCAGACGGAACATTCATCCCCAAAGGTGCGATGGTCTGTTACCGTGAATACTACGGCTTGGCCAAGAAAGAGGGTAAGTGGCAGTACAATGTTGGTGTGCGGCTTACACCAAAGGAAGTGGCCATAGAGATCGGGAAGCTAGAAGGCAGTTCCCGCATTGATGACCGTGTTCTAGACCCTTCCGCATTCGCCCATAAATCCGGACCTTCCGAAGCCGAAATGATGGCTGAACAGGGAATCCGGTTCCGCAGAGCCGACAACACCCGAATTGCCCGAGATGGTGCCCGTGGTGGATGGATGGAGCTTCGCCAGCGTTTGCGTGGGTTCAATGACGTGCCGATGATCTACTTTTTCGACACGTGCGAACACACCATCAGAACCTTCCCGATTCAACAGCACGACTCGAACAATCCGGAAGACATGGTGACGGATGGTGAAGACCATTTGATGGATGCCGTTCGCTACGCCTGCATGTCCAGACCTTGGACAGCGCCAGCGCCTAAGCCACGGGAACCACGGGTTAGACAACCAACTTTGGATTCTTGGTCACGTGAGATTGAACGGGATCAAGAAAAAGCACGTTTTTACAAAAAAATCTAATTTCAGGAAACAAGGATTTTGAAGAAAGATATAGAGGCGGGTTCACCGTCCAATTACTGGCTTAATCAACTCGACATCGCAAAGAAGCGAGATAAGCGGTTTCTTGGAAGAGCTAAACAGGTTGTTGCAAGGTATCGTGACGACACTTCGCATGAAGAGAGTTTGGCGAACCATTTTAACATCCTTTGGTCAAATACCGACACGATGCAATCCCACCTGTTCACAAAGGTTGGGAACCCTGATGTTAGGCGAGAATTTTCTAAGCCCGGTCTGGACGAAAAAATTTCAAAGACCGCAGCGGTTGTATTGGAGAATGCGCTTAAGTCATGTTCGAAAGGGTATGATTTCAGCGACTCCATCAAAGCAGCCGTTCAGGACATGCTTTTGGTTGGCCGTGGCGTCAACTGGATCGAACTGGAAGTTGCCGACCAAAGGAACGAGGTAAAGGCTGTATATGTCGGATGGATGGACTTCCGCCATGGTCCTGCAAAGCGTTGGTCTGATGTTCCTTGGGTAGCTAGACGAACCTTCTTCACGAAAGAAGATGTAGCAGCACAGTTCCCCGATTATGCAGACCAAGTATCGCTGAATTTTGTGGATATGGACGCCACGAAAGATGCCGATATGCCAGACGATGACGCCAAGCGTTCACCTGTATGGGAAGTTTGGGACAAGGCTTCAAAGCGTAGAATCTATGTGGCGGAAGGATGCCCGGTAATTCTGGGTTCCGATGATGATCCTTACAATCAGCAAGGGTTTTTCCCTTGCGCTGTTCTCTATGGCTTGACCACTACGGATTCTCTGGAACCTGTTCCAGAGTTCATCATGTACCAGAAAGCGGCCAATGAACTGGACCATCTGGAATACCGCATGTCCGAACTTACGGAACAAATGAAGTGGGCCGGTGTGTATGACAAAGGTATTCAAGACGCTGATGTAATTTCCAATCTTCGGAATTTGAAAGATGGGCAGTTCTTGCCGATCAATACCAATGGTGCGGTAGGTGATAAAGGCTTGTCCGCTGCCTTCATGCAAATTCCAGTGTCACAGATTGCGGCAACTATTCCGATCTTGCAGGCCCGTCACGACACGCTGTTGCAGAACATCTACCAGCTTACCGGCATTTCCGACATTGTGAGAGGCGGTGACGGGCAGGAATACGCAACCGCAGAGGCACAGGAAATTAAAGCCCGTGCCAGCACTCAGCGTTTCAGCCTTAAGCAGAAAGCAGTTCAGGACTTCACCCGTGACCTAATGCGGATGAAGGCTGAAATCATCGCTGAACACTTCAAGCGTGAACAGCTTGAAGTGATGACCGGGATTCCGCTCCCAACGGCTGAACAGAGAGACAAGGCCCGTACCCTGCTTGCCGCTGGCGCACAGGCGCAACAGGCACAGAGTCAGGTTGCCGCCGTGGCCAGCTCACCACAGGCGCAAGCGATAGCCGCACAGAACCCCGCTATGGCCGCACAGGCCCAAGCAGCGCTGCCACAGATGCTTCCGCAAGACCCGCTGAAAGGCACTCCACCGGAAGTGATCGAGCAGATGAAGCAAGTGGCTAACGCTGATGTCACATGGGAAGACGTGTCCGGCATTCTCCGTTCGGATGATCGCCGCAACTATTCCATCAACGTGCAAACCGACATCACCGCATTTGAAGACACGGACGCTGACAAAAAGCGCCGCATGGAATTCGCACAGATGGTTTCGCAAGAGATGCAGACGGCGGTTCCCGGCATTCAGCAAGCGCCGCAAATCTTCGGTCCATTGGCCAAGGAACTGATGCTGTTCCTTACCAAGGGATACAACGTGGACCGTTCAATGGAAGACACCATTGAACACACCATGGACATGTTGATTCAGACGCCACCAGCGCCACCACCATCACCTAATGCGCCAGACCCGCAGATGTTGGAGTTGGAAAAGTTGAAGATGCAGCATGAACTTGAACTGGCAAAAATCCGTGTTCAGGAACATCAGCAAATTTCGCAGATGGAGATTCAGAAGGCCAACATCGAACTGGCGATCAAGCAGCAAGAGGTTGAATTGCACCGTCAACAGTTCCAATTGAAAGCCGCTTCATCGGCTGATGACCGTGCAAACAAGGCGGCTGATGCTGAATTGAAGAGTTTGGAAATTCAGTTGAAGACGGCCAAGGTGATTGAACAGAACCAAGCAGAGAACGCCGTAGACCCACTTAAAGCCGCATATGACAGGGCGATAGCGGATGGAACTTTCTCCGCTCCATTCCAAGACTATGTGGCGGCACAAAGGGGTTCTAAATGAGCAAGTACCGCTATGATGCCAAGCTAGGCCGGATGGTGGATGCCGATGGAAACTTCTGTAATGAAGACACTTCGTCATGGGTTCCGGAAGCACCTTCTTTCATGCCGGACATAGCCGAATTCGTCTCTCCAATTGACAACACTATCATTTCGTCTCGGGCGGCTCTGAAAGCCCATGAGCGAAAGCACAATGTTGTTCAGGTTGGTGACTCGTTCGGCAACACGTTGGAACTGGAAAAGAAGCGGGTATCCGACTTGTGGAAAGGCGCTGATTTAAGGCGGCTTCGTTGGGAAGATCACCATGACTAAATCCACCTTCCAAATGTTGGTGGAGGCTCTGAACAAACCCAAGGCGACTCCCGAGTTCGAACAGCCATCTTCCCCTTATGACCGAAACGCAAAGTTTGTGAAGCCGGGCATTACGGAAGATGATTACACAACCAAGCTGTCACCGAATGACGAAAAGAAGTTCCAAGCTTGGGTGAATATGAACCAAATCCCGTATGACCTGAATTCCAAAGAACCACAGGATTACGACATGCGGGGTTTTTACAAAGGTCTGATGACTGGTGATGAAAGAGCTACAACGGGGATTGATCCCAATGACGGCAAACTGCATTTCACCGATTATTGGAAAACTCCATACCACGAGTCTTTTTCAAACGAATCCAAATTTGCCGGGAAGAATGCGCCAAAGTGGGTTGGCGATAAGCTCATAGGCCCGGATGGAACTATCTACTTTGATGATTCCAACTCGCAATGAATTTTGAAACACTGAAATTTTTAGAAAGATAAATAGGAACGATATGACACTAGACACGACGACTGAAAGCGGCTCACAGGGCAATGCTGGTCAGGATGTAAAGCCTACTTTGGACAATTACATTGATGACGCAATTGACAAGTTCATTGTAGAACCTAGCAAAAAAGCAGCTATCGAAACTACCCCAACGGAGTCTGTTGAAGAAACGGATATACCGGAGGAAACCAAGTTAGAAGCCAGTGACGAAACGGAAAGCACGGAGTCGACCGAACAGGAAGATACTCTAAGCGCTCCGTCCAATTGGCCAAAAGAACGTAAGGAAGTTTTCGACACTCTACCAGAAGCCGCAAAGAAGGCATGGTTGGAACAGTCGAAAGACTACGAACGTGGTTTGACCAAGCAAGGTGAAAAATACGCTGACCAGCGCAAAAACTGGGAAGCTGTAGAAGGCACACTTAGCAACTACAAAGCGATGGTGAGCCAGTCCGGCCTATCAGAACCCGACTTCATCGGGCAACTGGTACAAGGCTACGCTGGTATTCTCTCTGACCCTGTAGGGCACGTTAAGTTTGTCATGCAGCAAGCCGGTCTCAAGCCAGAACAGCTATTTGACCAGAAACAGGCGGAACAGCCCAAGAAAGAAGAAACTTGGATTGATCCTACCGTTTCGAAGTTTCAAGACAAACTGTCTGAAATGGAAAAGAAATATGCAGTCTTTGAGCAAGCCGTACAACGGCAAGCCGAAGCTGAACGCACCAAAGGTATCCATGACTTTGTAGGCAATGCCGCAAGTATGAAGGATGCTGATGGGAACCTTCTGTATCCACACTTTGATGATGAATTGAAGCAGGATATGGCAAGGATCATCGCTAGTACGCCTGAATTCGAAAACATTCAGGACGAAAAGAAAATGTTCGATCTTTCATACAAGATGGCGGTGGGTCAAAACGCTGCCAAAATCACCGAAAGAGAACTAGCGAAGAAATTGCAAGAAGCAGAGGCAGACAAGACCCGTAGGGCAGCTACCCGCAAACCGGCATCCGGTTCAAGTAGCAAAACCCAACCGGGAAAAATGTCTCTAGACGACCATATTGCGAATGCCCTTGATCAGTTTGGATTGAACTAAAATCGGATTTTAACAACAAGAAAATTTACGGGAACATATTAAATTGGCACAGCCTAATTCAAATTACTCGGAAGCGCTTTCAGCTACAATTGCAAATTACTCCGCAGACCTAGCCGACAACGTTACCAACTCAAATACCCTTCTTAAGGAACTTTCTAAAAAGAAGAACGTCAACACCTTTGATGGTGGTGTGGAAATCGTTCAGGGTGTGAAATACCCCGGAACCGGCTCAACTATCTGGTACGCTGGTTACGAAACTATCGACATGACGGGCTCACCATACCTGTCATCGGCCAACTTCGCTATCAGACAGGCAGCTATTCCAGTTACCTTCGCTGGTATTGACGAAGTTATCCATACCGGCAAGGCGAACATCCACGACTTCTTCAAGAGCCGTATTGATACCGCTACCGCTACCATGATGAATGGTGTGGCAACGGCTATGTACTACTCGAATACCGAAAACAACGGTAAGTCGATTGGTGGTCTACAGCACCTAGTTTCCGACACCGGAACAGGCACAGTTGGTGGTATCGACTCTTCTGTCCAGACATGGTGGAAGAACTACGTTTACGACTTCTCTAACAACAGCGTGACGGCTTCGGCATCAACAATCATCAATGCGATGAACGATGCGTACTTGAACACAACCTTCGGCACGGAAGAACCCGATTTGATCATCGCTGGTTCAACCTTCTACGGTTACTTCGAAACTGCTTTGCAGGCTAACCAGCGCTTTATTGGCGTTGCTGATGCGGCACAGGCTGGTTTTGGTGGATATCGTTACAAGAACGCAGTTGTTAAGCCAGACCTCGCTTGCTCCGCAACTCGTATGTACCTTTTGAACACTAACTTCCTGCACTGGCGTCCAAGCTCAAAGGCGAACTTTATTGTTTCTAAGAACAAGGAAATTTCGAACCAAGATGCATACGCCAACTTGATCAAGTTCGCTGGCAATCTGACAACTTCCGGTCGCCGTTATCAAGCGGTTATCGTACTTTAATTTTAGGAGAATTATAAGAATATGCCATATGTAACAGACGGAAAAATCGGTATCGATCTTACCGCAACATCAGCCACTTCGCAGTTCACCCTTGGAACGAAAGTTCAGGGTGACTCTGCTAGGAACTGGTATTACGTGAAGAATGGTGGTGGTTCGGACATTGCGGCAACTACGGTTGTTAAAGTGTTCAGCAACTTCAACACCCTTACGAATGCCAACGGCAACTTCACAACCAGCACGGTTGGCATTCCTGCCAACCAGTATGGTTGGGTGTTCAAGACAGCCAACGATACTCAGTAAGCCTACTTTGTAGAAAGCCTAAATACTAGCAATGTGGGGCGTCTGTTTAACCGCAGATGCCCCATTTTTATACGTAAAATTCAATAGGAGAATTAAATTTGCACAATTATGAAACTAGGCCGGTGACCGGTTGGAAGCAGGCCACGGATAAGCGTGACCCGAAAGATAACCGTTTTGTCTCGGGCAGAATGATTGAAATGAAGATGGCGGATGGCACATGGCTTCCGGCAATCGAACACAAGATTGAAGCTTCTGAACCGCCAAGCCGTGACTCTTCGTACACATGGGCTGTTGAATCAAAGCTTTCCTCAAAAGATTGGTTCGAACTGACTGCACGTTTCCCTGATACCTTTTCCGACTACAAGGATTTCAAGGCACGTGAAACGACCCGAGAACTAGAGTTGCAGGCCAAGGTAGAAGCCGAAGTTGCCCGCAAGATGGCGACAAACTTCGAAACAACTGCCGACGAAGCGAAAGCGAAGAAGCCAGCGGGGAAGTAAGCTAGATGGCTTTGACCCTGCTTTCCATCTGTCAGGCGGCATCGGAAGAACTTCTATACGATGCTCCACAAACCGTCATTGGCAACTCTGATGCCAACGCCGTTCTGTTGAAGCGTTCAGCTTCCGCAGTCTGCAAAGAGCTTATCCGTGATTATTCGTGGCAGGCCCTACAGGGCACTTACACGTTCAGCACGGTGATTGGTCAATACGCTTACGATTTGCCTTCGGATTTCCGGGCTCCCGTAGCGCTGACATTTTGGGATGCA